GCTGATCGGCTCTCCACATTTCATCGGCATCCACTTCCATAACCACCCCTTTTTCCACCCCCTGCAAAGCCTCCTTAATCATCGCCAGCTTTCCGGGGAAAGACTTTGCTTGCCAATAAACCGCAACATTATCTTCTTTAATGCTGTTTAGATATTCGTGCGTTCCGTCCACGCTTACAAAATTCTTATGGTATTTGTCTGGAACTTGCTTGCACCAGCGGGTGCATCCCAGAGGTTCTGAAACTCCCTCTACAATACGCCATTGCCAAGGAATCTTTAGCTTCTTAAACTCATCGAGATGCCGATTGATATAGGGCATCCCATTGAGAACGATGGTAAAAATTGTTAGCACAACTCAAAGATGGCGGCACCATTCCGCACCGACCAATCCTCCCAAAGCAGTTTAGCGAATCCCTTTAGCTTGTGATAATTCGTCCAGTTCTTTATGTCGTTTGTATCGTCCAAGGCTATGATTGCTTTATCAGCCAAGAACGGCCTTACGCACCGAAGTTCTGCTTCCCCGGAGAATGGCGAACCATCAATTAGCACAAAATTAAAGTCCACATTGTGATCGAAGTGAATGTCCTCGATTGCGTTTGTCTGGTAGCCCTTGGCATTCTCCACGCACTCATCGTGCCAGACCAAAACTTGTTCTAGCGGATATTGATTAAGATTTGTTTTTGTGATGCGGTAAAACTCGGATACATCTGCCTTGTTCATCCACAATCCAGAAACAACCGCCGTGCCTTGCACCGAAACACCACCCTTTGCATCTAGGTTCATCCTATGGCGGCCAATTCGGTCTGGGTGGTTCTCAATAGAAAAGAGTTTATCGGTTTGAATGCATTGCGTGGAGCCGTCCCCGGTTCCTCCACCAATCTCCAAGCCAATACGAAGCCCCTTGGTATATTTTGCCAAGGCTTGCCCAAAAGAATCTTGAATGGTCACTTCTTGCATTTAATCTTTTCCTCTAAAGCCTTGCGAATGACATAGGCAATCACGGCTTCTTTATCATATTTTAACGCCATCATACCAGCCTTAAATAAAGCATTTTCACATTTTTCATCGTAGCTAACATCTACTTCAACCATCTTGGGGGCTTTTCTGGCCTTGCCAAAGACAATGCTTCCGAGGTCTTTTTTATGCCCAATGATTTGCTTTGCGTTTTTCATATATGGCCTTGCCCTTTTCGTAAAACTCTGGCTTGTTATGGTTTTTAAGCTGTTCGTCTGGACTTCCTTTTGTGAACATTGGGTTTTCATGCTTAAACTGAATGTGCTTTGCCTCAATAACCACCCCATCGGCATAGGCTCTCTCCGTATGCTCATTGTCTGAATAGATGCCGTCTGACTCTTGATAGTCTGGATGGAACATATATCCCTGCTTGTTTAGCCTATTTTGCGTTAAAATGGCCATACAAAGCAGTTTGTCTTGGCGAAGCCCATCTGATACTGCCAGCACTTTCTCGGACTTTGTGTCCCCAATAGCGGTCAAAATTAGGGCATCCCAATGCTTGCAGGGAGACCAATCATCGCTCATTTGAATAATCACATCCCCTTTTGCGTGTTTTGCTCCCTCGTTCCAAGCATTGATGATTCCACCGGGATTAACTCTAATAGCTTGGTGCGGGGTATAGTCCACTTTCTCATCGTGATCTACCGCAAAAATCCATTGAATCTCTAAAGGCTTTTGGGCAAGCGATAGCCATTGATAACGGCGTTGCCAAGCCAGTTGCGGTCTGCCTCTAGTGGCGTGAACAAGCGTGATTTTAGGAGTAGGCCACATCTTCAACATTTTCTCGGACTCCTCATTATTCCCAACGCACACGCAAGCAATCTGGTAAAGGTCTAGGGCTTTCCAATCATAAACATCTTCTACTTGGTTCCAATAATGGGTCTTTGGTCTTTGCAGGGTCATCGCACTTCGACTAGATGCATAAGCCTTGTTCCATTGCCCTCGGCTGGCGTATTCCATCGCAGTATAATAGTGTGCTTCTCTGCGGTCTGGTTGGAGCGTGATTGCTTGGCCTAACCACTTTAGCCTTTCGTCTTTCCCGGTGCATCGTCCCAAATTGCAAAGCACATCGTAGCGGAGCGTATCGTCCAGTTCGGGAAACATCAAAGCCCTCTTGCTATAATCAATGCAACGCTCGACTTGATTGGATAGGTAGGCTTCTTGAGCCGTGTAGTAAAGGGAGTTTGGTGCGGGTTCGAGGGTGTCTGCCAAGATTCGAAAGTTTCTGTCAGCACTTGCTTGTTTGTATCCGTGAGGCTTGTGGATTCTGAAAGTATGATCTACGGCCACCAGCTTGTCTGGCTCACTAGCCACAAGCATTTCGTGGACTCGGTTCTTCCATCGGCATTTTCCCTTCTTGCTGAAAGTTTCTCGGAGGGGCTTGAGTCCAGCGTTAGCAACATCGTAACGCATAGCAACCAACCACTTGTCTTGCTTCTCTGCCTCGTCTAAAGCTCGATCAATCGCTTCCTCACATCCCTCGGCCATCACATCATCGGCATCGACCCACGCCGCCCATTCACAAGAGCAGTTATCTAGTGCCAGATTGCGAGCTTCCGCAAAATCGTCAATGTGAGGCCAATCAATGCGTTTATTTTTGTAGTGAACGACTTTAGCTCCAAAACTCTTGCAGATTTCCTCGGTCTTATCCGGGGTCTGGTTGCCCCTAGCGATTGCAACAATAAACTCCTTTGCAATGGGCTTGAAGCTCTCCAAACATCGGCCAATGTATTGTTCTTCATTTCCAGCGATAAGATAAATTGAAATGTCGTGTTTCATTTAGGATTTCAAGGGTGGTTATTTTTGGGTCAAAGTAAAGCGTTAAGCGTAGTCATTAGGGTGGTTATTCTGGAATCTAGTGAAGAAAGAGTGAGTGCCTTGCCCAAAGAATAGAAAGACATTCTTGCGGATGATTTTGAGGCTCCAGTTCCAGAAGCAAAAACTCCAATAGTTGCAGATACAGGAGTTACTGATGCTACGGAAGTTGAAGTATTTGTTTGAGATGATCTAACAATACACGATGCTGAATTATCTCGATATAATGCCTTAAATCCAGTTGTCTGCCCCTGCCCTGTAATTGTTTGGGTTGTTGTTGTCCCCGTCCTTCCTTTTGTTTGTAAATTTGATGAACTGGAGCCGGCTTGTGCCATATACCAATAACTCCCAATGGATACTGTCGTTCCGCAAAAAATTTGAGCTGATGCAGATAATGATGGAACTGATGTTACATAAACAGACATATGGGAATTATCTTGAGGAAAGTTTTGTCCACTTCCACTTTCATTATTATTATATCCAGTAGCTAGATATTTAGTTGAAGCATCACCAAGCAACCCAAGTTTTCTGCTGTAATCCCCACTTGCAAAGTTATAGTTAGTTGGAGCAGTTCCTTTGAGTGGAACTAAAGCACCAGTATAAGTTCTGGCACCAGCCATAATGCAACACCCAACAATGGCATCCCAAATCCCATCAGACTTACACCCCACAACAAAAGTATTGACGGCAACCTTAACCGAGTTTTCCAAGGCTTGCCCATCGGCGGCCTCTACTGCGGTTAGGTATGCCAGAGCGTCCGGGTCGTAGGTGTTTTTAACAGATAGGGAGCCGATTCCACAAATTCTTGTATTGCCAATTAACATAGGATTTCTAGGGAAAGAGTGTCAATAGATGGCGTATTTAGCGTTTAGATAGCCTTCGACTTGCTTGCGTTCTGTGGTTGAAAGTCTTTTATTATAAATAAGAAGTTCGGATAAAAACATAAAATTAAGAATAAGATATTGTCCGCTAGAAAATGGCATAACAATTCCAGTTGGATTTAATATTGGGTCGCCATTGATTGTTGAATAAGTATAATATGCAGATGGTGCTGGCGATGAACCTGTTTCAACATTCCAAGCAGAATCAAAATTAAATTCAGAATTTGAATATGTGTTACCTCCAGAAAGTGAATCAAATAAGAACCAAGCTTCATCCCAATAAATTGAATTTCCATTAGGGCCGTAAAATGGACCATAACCATTACTTCTACTAGTTCTCGTATAAGTTCCATTTGAAGTTGTTGTTCCTGCTCCAAAAATAACAATTTGGCTCACCCACGGAATTGCTGATTGTATCCCATCTTGATATGCAGAACCATTTCCAGTAGTAGCATCAATGTAATTTAAGTGATAAGCATTTTCAAAGAAATTTGGTATGCCAAAATCATAATATGAAATTAAGGCAGTAGAACCACCAATAACAACCTCTATTCCGGGGTCTGGATCTCTAATAAGAAAAGATGAATAATTAGGTTGTGTAAAAAGAAAAGTTTGTGCAAGTCCGTGCGGTGGACGACATACAGCAATAAATGAGAATGAAGTTAAATTATCAAATAATGTGTTTGGGCTTATTAAGTATTTTGCATCCTCTCCATTAAGAAAAACTGATGGCTTCCCATTTATTTCATTTGGAGTAAATATCCCACCATTAGAATATTCTGGAGCAAAGAAATTGTTTTTGTTTCCGCTTTGATCTTCCCAAGTTGAAACTAATTTATCTTCATTAAAAACAATTCCAGCATCGGCCTTTAGCCAAAGCCTTAAACCAGAAATGTCGCTAGGCAAACTAGACGGACTTCCCGGATAATGGGCATATCCATAACCCAACTTGGGCATTGTTTAGCTCCCGATGGCGAGGACTAGACCAGTATGCAACTGAAACGATGACACATCACCCGGAAGATAAGTTCCAGCGGGAATGGTTGTAGCGGAGCCAATAGTTGTATTGGCAAAACCACTCATTCCAGTAACAGACGATGTAAGCGAGTAAAAGCGTGCATCAGTCAATGCAACAAGGCCAGCAAATGAACCAGTAGTGGCACTTCCAGTTGTGGAACTATAACGAGTTCCGGGGCGGGAAGCGTGGGAAATTTGAGAGTAATAAACAAAAGAAGGGGTATTGTCTGCCATAGTTTCATTGTGATTGTGTCAAAAGAAAAAGGGGGAGAGCTTTCGCCCTCCCCCTTCTTCAAGGAACCAACCAATGAACCAATTTTTAGCTGTAAGTCGTGGTGATACGAACCGCCGCATTAGCGTCAATGATCTTCTCTGCGGTGTTCATGCGAACCCGGAGAACATTGCTACGGCGAGCTTCGTCACGATAGCTTTCAGAGACGAAACCACCGGGAGCGTCATCCGACCAAACCAAGGTGCGTCCCAATCCGCCAGCGGTGAACTGACCGCTACCAACATTGGCAACAACGATCTTGGAATCGGGAACGATGAACGAGCCAGAGTATGACTTGTTTTTGTTCGCCGTGTTGTAGGCCGCACGACCAATGTAGACTTTATCCACACCGAAAGCGGTTGCAATCTGGCTCTCATCGAGCAGACGGCCACCAGTATTGGAAACCACTCCGTAGAACTGATTCTGCAAGAGGGTAGTCCGGCGAACTCGTTCATAGACATTGGCCGACATAATGACGGCGTTTGCTTCGTAACCGAGTTTATTCAGAGCGAGCTTGCCAGCCGCAACGTCCGCAGGGGCGTTGATGGTCGCAAGGTTCGCTTCGGTGTAGTTAGCCGTGGGGCTAATATCAGCCGTGGTGAAGGGGGTCGTTGTTGCAAACAGCAAGTCAGCCACCCGCTTTTCGTGAGAGAGCTTAACTTGGCGAAGCAAGAACTTCGCTGTTTCGGCTTCGATCTGGAAGAAGCGGTTTGCATCCGAACGGAAAGAATCGTCCAACAATTCTTCAAGTCCTGTTTCAATACAATCGTAGGTATCGGAGGTGAATTTCCGAACCGCACGAGCGTATTCAGCACCAGCAGACCGCTTGGCCGCATCGGCGTTCAAGAGGTCGGCATCAGCCGTCTGCACTTTGAGATAAACACCACTCTTTGCCGAGACAGGCAAGAGAGGCATAATGTCAGCACCAATCATCCCAATCTGGGCCGGGGCTTCGATGAGGGCTTGGTTGATGTCCGCACGAATTGTCGTGCCACCAGAGATAAAGCTCATTTTATATTATTCTTTCTTTGTTTGTTGTTACTATTGTTTAGAACAATGGAACTGCGATTTCAATAATCGCTGATGTTGCCGTGGCCGCTTCAAGAGCGATTCCAGCCGTTCCGATGTTGGCGGCCAAGGTAGTCACTTGACCAGCGTTATCAAATTTCAGCACATCACCAACGGCACAAGTGCCAGAGATGGTTGCAAAGAAGGTGGGGTGAAACATCTTAACGGAAACGAATCCGCCAGCGGCCACATCTTCTTGCGTGATGCCGATAGATTTAGAAGCACCAGTTACCGCAACATTAACAAAGCCAGCCGTGGTGGTGTCGGGCTGAACGATACGGAACGCCGAAATGGCGGAAGCCGTGCCGAATGTGCGAAAATTGTTATCAACTTGAGTGGACATTTTATTTTATCCTTTTGTTAGATTTTCGTAATGCCACGGCTTTTGGCCTCGGCATATTCTTTTGGGTTGGAGAGCATCACGGCGTTCATCGCCTTGAGCTTCGAAGTTCCGTAGTCGCTATGGGCGGCCACAAGTTCTTCAAAAGTTTTGGGTTCGACTTTCGCCGGGGCCTCGACAACCGGGGAAGCGGAAATGGGCTTGATGCCAAATTCGGTCAGAACCGCTTTGAGCTTTTCGGCCATCTGGCTTTCGTCCTTCTTAACCTTATCTTCGGGCGAAGGAACATCAGCAACTGGCGTTCCTTCTGCGGAATCTTCGGCTTGATCTTTGGCTTCATCAGCGGGTTTCATAGCGGCTTCAAGAGCCTCTAGGCGAGCTTTGAGTTCGCTCAATTCGTCCATGTATTTCTTATCCATATTTTTATCTCCTTTTTTGTCAAGTATTGGGTCGCTCTCGACAACTGCTTGTGGCATATCTGCGGGAATGCTAACGCCCCCCGCATTGTATCCCAAATTTTCTTCGGCTTTTACGCAAGAGCCAGACTCGTATGCTGGAACTCCCTTTGCTGGTTTGTATCCTTCCCAGCAACGAAACTTTGTTCCAACTGCGAAAACAAGCATCTCTGCGTCTTTACTTTGAAAGTCACGAAACTTCTCATTGCTGGCGGGGCTAGAAACCAAGTCGGCAGACTCAATCCTTTGAGGACGAATATAGTTTTTTCCATTGATCGTTTCAGACTCGTTCAAGAACGCCAAGCTAACGCCAAACTGGTCTGGGGCTTCTGATGCCATTTCTTTAACCAATCCGTAGTGAGGGGAGCTTTTTAGAAGGTGAAGGTCTGCCATCAGCTTATCGCCCTCAATGCGAGGGTTGCGAGCAAAACCAAGAACTGCTTCAAGCCCGGAGCCGTGATTCATCTTAACCTTAACGCCATTGGGAGCCTTCGACATTAGCTCATAGGCTTTCTCGATGGAGGTCTTGTCGATAAACAAATCGTGGCCTCTGGCCTCGCCTTGGCTCAAAATATACACATTAGGGATAATGGTTGAATCTTCTTCAAGCCTAGCTTCCTTGCGTTGCTTCTTCTTTGCATCCCGGTAGGTCTGGTAGGCAACTGCAACCCTTTGTTTCTGGTCTGGAAAATCTTTAACTGCGGTTTCGTGTCCCATAAAACGACCAACAAAGTCCTTGCTTTTCTCGCCTTTTTTTGGAGTGAGTAGGGGCATATAATTAAACTAGGGTTAAGAGATACTTTAGCTGATTTACATTTCCAAGAATCTCATCTCGGATATTCAAAAGATCGGTGTCACCTTCGTTCAAATAACCGGGTAGTTCTTCTGAAAGGAAAGAAATGAACTCATCGTTATACTCGCCAAAGGTTTCAGAGTAATTGTCTAGGCTAAAATCAAAAGTAGAAGCAGAGATGATTCTGCCATACTTGCCCATGAAGGTTTCCACAAATTCATCAATGTTCTCTGTAAGAGACTCGTAGATTTCGCCAAAACTCTTGTGTTGGCTATAACTCCTTGTCTGCCAATGAAATATCTTGTATTGATTCTGATA